GAGAATATCTTCAGTTAATTCTGTAATGAGTTTCATGGCTTCCTTTGGTTAATTTGTTTTTTTAAAAACATTTTTTGCAACGTTTGCATATTCGTTTTTTAAACGATCTCCTAGCTTTTTGTATAATTCTTTAGAAGCATTTTCTTTAAATTGAACAATGTTTTCCTCTAATACATTTTTTACTAGGTTGTTTACTTTATTTTCCATTTTTTCTCACTTGCAGATTGTTTGTGCGTTTCTATAAAACTCTAAGTGTTTTTTTAATTTATGCGGAGTTTGTAATATTTCTTCCAACATAAATTTTCTATTTTTTGGTGACAATGAATCAAAAAGCCCTGTTAAAGCTTCAAAATCAGATTCATTAATATTTATATAAGTTTCATTCTTTAATTTTAAACGGTTATTAAATTTTGAATCGTATTTTTCAACAAATTCTATAAAATAATTTAAATCTTCATTTGATTCAGTAATTTCTGTTTTATTAAAAAAATTATTGTGTAACTGCTCATTTACTTCTGAAAGAGCATAATTTAATTTTAAAGATAAACAATCGGTAAGACTCTTTTTAAAAGCCGAATCTTCCTCTAATAAAAGATCTTTAATGCCTTGTTTTAATATTAAGGATGAAAGTTCATTCATTGTTGTTGTCCTTCAGTTTGAGCTTGCATCTGTTGTGCCATCATTTGTTGCATTTGCTCTTGTCTCATTTTTTCAATATCAACCTTCATTTGTTGATCTATTTCTTGAATATCTTCATCAGTTTGCTTTAGAATCTTTCTTCTAATAAACTCTGAAGAGAAATACTTACCAACATAAGGTTCTACAATAGATAGCATCTTAATTCTTTCAGCTAAAATTTCTGATTCTTTTAAATCCCAGAAATAATTATCGGTATTGTAGACAAACTTGATATGTTCTTTAAGAACAGTCCAATCTTCTTCGGTTATTACTCCACGTAGAAGCAATTGTACACGCAAAAAGTCATAAAATAATTTAGAGAAATGTGTTCTGAGTCTTTCAATAAATTTGTAAAATTTTACTTCTTCTCTGGTGATTTCCACAGATCTTCCCATATTAAATCCGGTTTGATCTGCTACTAAACGGCTTAGTGGAACGTTTAAAGAATTATAAAGTTTCTTTTTAAAGTAATCAACGTCCTCAATTTGTGACATAGCATTGCCACCCGGCAATGTAGTAATTTGTGTTCCTTGTGAACCTTCTCTTCTTGGAAGCCAATAATCTTCCAAAACAGAAAGATGATTTCTTTCATCACGAATTTCACCACTGTTTTGATTGTATATGATTCGATTTCTAAATCGACTCATCATATCACGCATATACTGTTCAGCTTTTTGTTTTGGCAATTGTCCTACGTCAACATAAAATACTCTGCGTTCTGGTGCGCGAGCTACGCGGTAAACTAGAAGAGCATCTTCTAGTTGTCTTAGCATGTTTAATGGTCTTATGGCTTTGTGCAGATATCCCAAGACGCGCTTGGTGTTCATGTCAATTACACCAGATGGAACGTAAACAACGCTGTCCAAAGAAAGGTGTAAACCACCAGGGCCAGTCAAAAGATAAGAATCTTTATCGGAATCAGTATAAAGATAATATTCTTCAATTTCTTTGATCAAAGAAACCGGTTGATGAAAACCTTTTTGTGGTTCTTTTTTTACTTTACGAACTTTTTTAATTTTCATCGGATCAATTGGTAATATTTCTTTGATGCCTTCTTGAGGGTTGTCTTTGTCTATGACAATATTATAAAAAAGTCTTGAATCAATATACCATCTTCTAAAAATTTCATAACCACGATCTTGGAAATCTAATAGGCTTACAATTTTATCAAATTCTTTATAAATTTTAGTTTTGATCGCGTCAGAGATTGGAACTTCTCTCAAATCCATTTTAACTGGACGTTTTTCGCTTCCTTTGACAATCGCAGAATTAACAATTTCTTCAATTGCATTATCAATTTCTGGGTATACGGCCATATTTCTGTATTGTATTACAGAACTAGACTCGTCTTTTAAAGTTCCAGTATAATCAATTGCGCTACTAAAAAATCCACCAGCCTCAACAGTTACAGTACCATCGAAAGTTTCTGGTACTGAAAACTTTTGTAAAACCTCTTCTTGGTTTTGATCTGCTGTTTTTTTCTTTCCAAACTCAAATCCAAATAGTTCAATTTCCATATATGTATTTAGAACGACTTTATTATGGTTCTGCTGTTAACCTGCTTCCAGCGTTATAAGCGCCGGAATAAAGTTTAATGTAGTCAAAAACCAAAACAACAGTAAATTGATTTAATGTGTTTGGGGTAGCCATATTTAAATTTACGTCCATTATGGCTCTGGGCCATACACCGAACATTTCAAATGTTTTTAATGAAGGGTCTATTTCGCCATTCAAATTTAATTGTTGAACTGTCCACGAATCAGCTTTATAATTTTTAAATGAATCCGAAATATTGTTGCTGTGTTGGTTTATTTGATTGTGCCAAGAGCTAAACTTTTTCCACATATCATAAAGTTCTGGAGTATCGTCTATGACAGCAACGCTCCACGCTGGATATTGTTTTTCTCCAGGATAATACCCTTTACGGCCAAAATAATTATATTCCATTGTTAATGTTGACAAAGCTGGCATTTGCGTAGCTCTTATATGAAATTTACTCACAGAAGAAGGACCGCCTCCCTGTACCTCTCCATAGGGAAAATTACCAGTTACAACAAATCTATTTTGTCTTGTTCCACCACCGAATGCTGTTTTAAAATCATTGATATGTATTGTCATGGTTAAATACCCTTTACAATTTCAAACCAATCAAAAGTTAAAACAACGCTAAAAACACATTGATCTGCTTTTGCCATATCTAAGTCCAACGCACTTATTTGACTTGGCCAACAATTAATTAGCTTAATAGTTCTAATAGGCGGTATGCTAGCCGAAGGACTACCATTTAATCCAAGTTGATTTACAGTCCAGTCAACTTGTAAGTCGCCATAATCAAAATCGCTACCAGCAACAGTGTGAGTTACGTGGCCGTCTAAAAGTTCTTTCCACTTATTAAAAGCTTTCCATAAATTTTGTGTATTATTATCATCGTATATGGATACAGTCCAAAAACCATAAGCCCGATCACCAGCAAAATTTAACAGTCTGCCGCGATATGGGACTTGAATCGTTCCTAACTCGGCTTTTGGTAAACTTGCAGCAAATATTTTAAATTTAGTTTCATTTGTTGGAACACTTATCCCCGTAGCAGAACCACCAACGGTAGTTGGAAAGGCACCTACAACTTCAAATCTGTTGGCTCTTGTTCCACCACCAAAGGCAGTTTTAAATGCTGTAATTGAATTACTCATTTATTTTATGATCCAGAAACTGAAACTGTTACTGTATAAGATGTTGTTGATAATATTGGTTTTACTGTTACGCTAGCATTTAAAGTAGAACTGTTATCTGTGTTATTGGTTGTGTCACAAATAATTTGTGTATAATTTGTATCAATATAATTTGATATTGTTGATATAAATGATTCTATTTGTGTCAACGCCGATGATCTTGTAGTGCTATTATTTAAGCTGAAAACATATTTTAAGAGAATTGCAGTAACATTCTTTTGAATGTAATTTTGTAAGTATGCTGGGCCAACTCTTTCACCGGATGTATATGTAAATCCTGCTGCAGCAGTTGCTCCAACAAGATCGGAGCCCAAGAAATAACTTGTAGATGTACCGGTATCTACTTTTGTATAAAAATTAACTCTATTTTTCTTGTACACATTTTTTGTAGTATCGTCAGTCCAACTGACAATATTGTTAATTTTTGTGTTTAGTGGTGTCGAAAAATTTGAACCGGCAACAGTTAATGGCAAACTATTTGTATTTTTAGATCTAGTAAAAGCCCCCGCTGCATCGGAAACAGATGAGATTGTGTATTCTAAACTTGTTCCACTCTGTAAGCTATCTGTAGCAAAACTTGCCTTAAAGCTTTGGGCACCAACATTAAAGATCCTATCCGATGCTGTTGCACCTTCGCTATATGGAACAAAAGCTGGACCCATAAAAGAGTCATAATTTATGGCAGTAACCCCTGCACCATTTAAAGTCGATGCAAATACACCAAAAATGTAATCATTATCTCTTACAAAAGATACGTTTGAAGCATTTCCGGTTTGGCCCAAGAACAAATCAAGACCGTTTGTATTTTCATTTAGATAATCTTTAAGACCACTAGTAGATCCTGCAATGACTAAATTGCCACCGTATGCCAAATAATTTAAAGCGTATAAGAAATCATATCCGTTATTTTTTGGTGTTACTTCGGTTCCAGCATACGAGAAGAATCCATAAGTACCACCCTCGTTAGTTTTAGATATTAAGCAATAAGTCACACCCTGCAAAAGGTTTAAATCGTTTATAAATGAATTGTAATCTGTATATAAAACATAAGTTTCGCCTGTATTTCCTCTGGTTGGGCTTGCAAGCTGGGTTCTACCATAGATCAACCACCCGAAAAGACCACCTGGGTCAGTTGAAGTAGCAGAAGAGGCCCCGTTAAACGTTGGCGGAACATAAGTTGACCCAGCCAACATACCCGCATAGAGAGGATTTGTTGTTAGTTCGTTGCTAAAAATTAATGGTGCAATAAATGAATTTAGCGTTGGCATCGTTTTACCTTAGTTATATTATTATTTAGAAATTTATGCCGGATACCAAACAACCTCCCCATCAGAAAATTTGTCTTCATCATCAAAAGGATTTAACATAAACAAGGTATTCTCTTCTTCTGGATCTTTAGCATTTTCAAAATTTAATTTGGCAGACTCAATTAAATCTGAATAATACTCTTGGCGACACAACCAAGCAAAAAATACTAAGGTCATTACCATATCATCATTGTGGCCTTCGTCAGCTTTAAAGGTATTTGATCTGGATACGAAAGTCATCAATTCGTTTATGATTCTTTCGTCATTTAATAAAATTTTATCTTCTTCAATTAATCTTTTTAAAATAGAACAGCCTAGTTTTTTTGTTTGAGCTGTTGTCCTAAGACCAAATTCACTTCTGTTACTTGCAAATCCTTGGGACAACATTTGCCCTTTTCGTCCTTTTATAATGGTCATCAATAAATTTTCATATTCCAAATCATTGTATAATATGGAGGCCACTTGCCCACCAATATCATTAGTTTCTACTAACACATAAGCATTATTATATTTTTCAGCAATGCTTTTTATTACTGTTGGAAAATGAAAAGGGCTAACTGTGTTGTTTTTGTATGTTGCAACAACTTCATACGGTGTTTTACTTCCGTTGACAACTGTTATGGCGGAATAATCTGATCCCTGTCCTCTAGACACGTCGGCCATAATAAAATAAATATCATCTTTATTTGACTCTTTAAAAATTCTTAAACCTTCTTTGTCTTCTGACAAAAACTGTTCCGAAGCTAAAACATTTAACTTTGTAGAAGATATTAAAGTATTTGACGAACCTAAAAAGCTACAACCATATTCTTGTTGGAACTGTTCTTCGCTGGTATTTGCTATTTGTTCTGCTGCCCACTTATCATCTCTTCGTGGTCCGCCTGGAGTTATTGGAACATCCCGCCAAGAAACTTCTATTGGTACAAATTTATTTTTAAGTTTATGTCCATCTGGTCTATTTGCATCTATCCAAAGTTTGTGGAAGTGATTCATTCCATTTGGGGTTGATACAATAATAAGTTTAGTGGTTGTTCCTGCTGAAATAGTTGGATAAGTAGATGAATAAAATTCTTCTGCTACGTGTGAAGGCAAAAATGCGTATTCGTCAAGAAGAAGTAAATTAAAAGAACCACCACGAATTGCACTTGAAGAAGTAGCATCACATATTACTCTAGAACCATTTTCTAGTTTAAATGAGGTTTTGTTCCATTCCACCACACCTTGTTGTAAAAACTGTGGTAGATTTTCATAAGCCAATTGAAGTTTTGCAAATAGCTCGTCTTTGGCTGTTTTAAGTTTGTTTGCTAGAATTGCCACGCTAACGCTTTGATTAAATGTAACATAATGACAAATATAGCCAATTACAGAAGTAGACTTACCGGATTGGCGCGGCCACTTTGAAATTGTAAATCTGTTAGCGTGTATTGTATTGACGAATCTTTCTTGATAATCGTATAATTCGAAGGGCATCACACCTTTATCAAGAGTTTTAACTTTTACATATTTTTTGCAAAAATATACGGGGTCATTGGCACAGCGAACATATTCTTTTAACTGTTCTTCGGTATAATTTAATTGAATCCCCGGTGGTTTTAATTTTGGATTATTTCGATAACCCTGGTTATTGTTTTGGGACATCTTTAACAACCTCAGCTTCAATCACTTCTTTTTCAGTACTTCTATCTTTATTTAACAAGTTTTGAAGATCTTTGGTTGAACCAACAAATACAGCATTGTTTGTTTGTTTTACGGTTGTTTTATCTGTTCCAGTTGTTGCTTTTGCTTTTTTATGCACATCTAAAACGTTATTATTCAAATCTGCCATAGTTTTTAATAAGATTGCAACAACTTCAAAGGCTCTTGGAGAATCTGATTCAGTTGCAACCTTTAAAGCGCTTTCCAGAGCAACATTACCATTTTCCT